TTTTTGGTATAAACAAGTCAACCTTACAACCGCAAGGGTTTGAGTAGGTTGAATACGAGATTGACTACGACATAAAATTTACGAATTTTTCAACCACGTTGTACCGTTGATTGTCGTTTATGTGCGTGTATAAATCAAGCGTTGTTTGAATGTTGTTATGGCCTAATCGGTCCGATATCTCTTTGGGTTGGATACCAGATTCAAACAATAAGCTAGCGTGTGTGTGCCGTAGGCCATGAGGGGTGATAGGTTTTAGATTGTATTTCTTAATGAATTTTCTAAGTTTTTTCGAAAATTCATTAGGTACAAACATAGTGCAGCACGAATTGGTGAAAATTAAGTTTTCACCTTGTAAAAATGATACACCGTTTTTAAAGTATTGCTTTTTTTGTTCTAGCTTCCAACTCTTTAAAATGCTGATAGTATAATTATCAATAGGTATAACACGCTTGCTCGCCTTTGTTTTTGGGGTTTGTAAAACTTGTTTTCCGTCAACGTATGCGGTGGTGCGATTTACTGATAAAGTCTTTTCTTCAAAGTCAATATCGGACCATTTAAGGGCTAGCGCTTCACCACGCCGTAAACCAGTATAAGCTATGGTGTGTAAAAGGGTATGGAATAAAGCACTCTCTTTTTTCGCTAACTTTAGAAAAGTGTTTAACTCTTCTTTGGTATAGCAATTATCTTTCTTTTCTACTTCTTTAGCTTTTGGTTTGATTATTTTGTCAATCGGATTGCTTTTTATAATATCTAACATCACAGCGTACTTCAAAATGCGATTGATAATCGAAGCATAGTTTGCGTACATAGAATACTTTTGGCTTAATTTAATAAACAACGATTGACAAAATATGACAGTTATTTTGTCTATGTTCATGCCTTCAAAATATTCAGCTATCATATAATCAAGTTTTTGCTTCGTATTAAAAGCAGTAGAAGCCTTGACGGTGGTTTTATAATTTTCAAACCACAGATCAGCAATTTCTTTAAAAGACTTTTCAGATCGGCTAGAAGAAAGCCCGTTTTCTTCCACGTCAAGCAGCAGATTTCTTTCCGCTTGTTTGGCTTCCTTTATGGTTTTGAAGCCCCGGCGCGTGGTCCGTCGTTCTTTACCCGTCACGGGATCGATCCCGAGATAAGTTTGAAATAAGTAACGAGTCTCCCCGTTTTTGGTCGTATATTTTTTAATCATGTTTTTTCCTCCGTTTGGCTTGCCCGCACAATTGAAAGAACGAAATGATTATGATATACTTAACTTATAATTTTTAATCATGTTTTTCCTTCGGGCTTGCCCGAGGGTTCTTTTTTTTACTCAAAAAACAGTTTGATATTTTCTGCTTGGGCGTTGGTGATCTTGGCTTTAATTGTCTTGACTTCGTTTGTTTCGATATTTCGCAAGTACAACATAGCGCGTCCGGGCTTTTCTTCTTGGGTAGTGACAGAGGTTGAATTTATTTTGCCTTTGCGTTTCCCGGAAGCGCCGATCACACTACCTACAATTGTACCAACTGGGTTAATTGCTGAACCAATTGCAGCCCCTAGAAGTGCACTTCCTTTCTTTCCTTTTTGTTTGGTCGTACCAGTCGTTTTTGTATGCTCAACAATAGTAGATCCTTCAAATTGAAAATTCTCGAATTCGAAGAGCTCTGGAGTTTCTGAATAGAACCCAATATAATAGAAACCGTCGATTGTTTTCCTGATCGTGGTCGTCCCGAACGAAATTTTTGTTTCTTGAGCAGCTTTTTTTCGCATTTCATTCATCGATGAAATTCCGTCCGCTGTTTTTTCCGTTGCTTTCTTTGCGAAATTCTTGATTGTGTTAAAATCCATAATGTTTCTCCTTTTTTATCCGATTAACGAAAAATATTCATCTACGACCATGATCTCGTCCGTGGTCGTTTTTAATTTGTGCCGTTCCATAAAGCGAATATAATTGAATTCGTGGCCTTCGTCTAGCTCCTCGCGAATAAGTTCCCGAATCATGGCTCTGTTCGCTTCGTTCTCGCATTTTATCGGGTTGATAGTGTATTGGGCCTTGCTATGGTTCAAGTGAGCTATTTCGTGCAAAATAACGCGTTTCTTGGCTTCCTCGGACAAGGCCTTATTCACGAAGACGATCTTCAATTCATCTATTATCATTCCCGGACGTTGCCACAGCTCATTATCAAAATAAGCGAGCGTGACGCCGGCTTCGTGGCAAATGTCTTCTAATTTCATAATCTCCCTTTTAAATATATTTCTATAATATTTTGTATTGCTTGGATATCATCTTCATTGAGTGGCTTTCCGTCAAACGTCTTCGCGTTTTCGGCCATTTTTCGAAGATCCGTTTCCGAGTATTCGTTTTCGGCGTTCGATTCACGGCCTCGAGGCACGTCATAGCCCATCAACCAAGCCTCGGACACGTTAAAAGTCAAGGCTAAAAGAGCAAGCCTTTTTTGATCGGGTGCTTGTACGCCGTTGACGTATTGTGATAATGCACTTTTTCCGAGTTTTACGCCTAATTTTTCTTGATGTTGTTTCGAATGGTTGATAATATCGACTTGTTTCCAACCTTTTTCGGCCATTAACTGTTGCAACCGATCAGCCGTTTCAAATTTTCTCATGATGTTCATCTCCTTTTTTCTACTATATTATAACACAGGAAAAGAAAATAAAAAATAAAAAAGTTCAAAAAAAATGAAAAAAGTTGTTGACAAAGTTCATGAAGCATGATAAACTTAAACCATATCAAGTTCATGTAACGTGAACAAAAAAGAAAGGAGGGATAATATGAGCAATGATTATTCAAAACTCTTGGGTAAGATCACCGAGAAATTCGGAACGCAAGCAGAATTCGCCAACGCCTTGGGAATATCAGAAAGAAGCGTATCGCTAAAGCTGAATAATAAGGTCTCTTGGAAGGATAGCGAGATTGCGAAAGCGGTCGAGGTGCTCGAGATTGATCCAAAGAATATCCCGGCTTATTTTTTTAAGTACAAAGTTCATCAATCATGAACAAAAGAACGCCGGATGAAAAATCCGACGCTTGCTTAAAATATCTATCTTAATTATATCAGAAAGTGCTTGCCCGCACAATTGGAGGAATGAAAGAAATGGAGGAAGCAAAAATGCCTCCCTTGATCTCGGACGAGATCGCGAAAGTCTATCTAAAACAGATGATCGAGATCATGAAGGAAGAGCTCAAGGAAGAAATAGAATCGGAAAGATTACCACTAGATCAAAAAGCCTTAATGAAGAAATTCGGCTTCGATCATAGCTACATTAAAAAGCTAGAGCGTCGAGGACTTGCATTTCGAAAACAAGGAAAGAAGAAAATGTACGACGTCCGGGACGTGTACGAGATTTTAGAAATGGAAAAGGAGTATATCAAATGTTAGAACCAAGTCTTACAAGTCAGTTAGTGGGAGTGGCCGTTGTTTCGGGATTCTCTTTCGTGGCCGGCTTCATCACTTGCTTGATTGATGTCAAACGTCAAGAAAAGAAGAAACGGCAGCAAGCGAAGATTCAAGAGATCCTCGATCTTCAAGAAGAATACAATCGCGAAATAAAAGCGAGTGTCTGGGAAGATCTAGCAAATGCCCGCAAGCAATCTGTTTCAGACAACGATTGGAGCACGAGCCATGTTTGGTAGAAAATCAAAACGGATCATAGAGCTAGAAAATGAAGTCGAACGCTTACGAGCTATCGAACGGGAACAGATTCAACTTTTATCCGCTTCTCTTGATCGTGAATATCAACTATTGGAAAGGAAACTAAAAGATGGTAACAATCAATAAGCTCGAGATCGAAAACGTGAAACGCGTTAAAGCGGTCAAGATCGAGCCGTCAGCGAAAGGGCTGACAATTGTCGGGGGAAACAATAACCAAGGCAAGACAAGCGTATTGGACGCGATAGCGTGGGCCTTGGGTGGCAACAAGTATAAACCTTCGCAACCTCAACGCGAGGGGTCAACGATTCCCCCAAGTCTAAAAATCACACTATCAAATGGCCTTATTGTTGAGCGCAAGGGAAAAAATAGCGATCTGAAAGTCATTGATCCAAGCGGTAACAAGGCCGGCCAGAAATTGCTTGATAGCTTCGTCGAAGAGCTCGCTCTTGATCTTCCAAAGTTTATGGAAATGACAAGCAAGGAGAAAGCGACGACGCTCTTACAAATCATCGGAGTGGGCGATCAGCTCGTCAAGCTTGAAATGGAAGAAAAGACCAAGTACCAAGAGCGCCACGCAATCGGAGTCATTGCAGATCAAAAAGAAAAGTTTGCCAAGGAGCAACCGTATTATCCGGACGCGCCGAAAGAGCTCGTCTCAATCGCGGACTTGATCCAACAACAACAAGAGATCCTCGGACGAAATAGCGAAAATGCTCGCAAGCGTCAGAATCTAGCGAGAATCGAAAACGACTATCAAGGGGCACTTGCAAACGTTGAGCGTTTGGAAGAAATGCTCAAGGAAGCCCGAGAAAAAGAGCAAGGACTCGCGCAAGACTTGGATATCGCTCGCAAAGACGCGCAAGACTTGATCAACGAATCGACACAAAAGATCGAAGAAAGTATCGCGAATATTGAGCAGATCAACCTCAAAGTACGAGCAAACCTTGACAAAGACAAGGCCGAAGAAGACGCGAAGGTTTACCGTGAACAATACCGCGAGTTAGATCTTGTGATCGAGGGTATTCGCAAGCAAAAACGCGACTTACTCACGAACGCGGACTTACCGCTCCCGGGATTGTCTGTGGACGACGGCGAACTCTTATACCTCGGTCAGCGTTGGGACAATATGTCTGGCTCGCAACAATTACAAGTCGCGACGGCTATCGTTCGCAAGCTCAAGCCAGAGTGCGGCTTCGTGCTTATTGACAAGCTCGAGCAAATGGACCAAGTAACACTAATGGAATTTGGAGTATGGCTAGAACAAGAAGGCTTGCAAGCGATCGCGACGCGGGTCTCAACTGGTGGAGAGTGCTCCGTGATTATCGAAGACGGGTACAGTATCACACCGGAAACAATCGCACAGCCTCAAGGATGGCAAGGCGGATTCTAAAAACAGAAAGAAGGAAAACAACTATGAAAAAAACAGAAAAATTTGTCGTTATTCGAAGCCTAGAAACAGGTCAGTATTTAATGAAGTACAAAAGCAACGAAGGAGCTTTTGCGTATAGTGCAACTTGGACGGACGATATTCAAGATGCTGCAACAAATATCCTAAAATCAGTACAAGACCAAACAAACAAAATACAAAAAGTTGCCGAAGCGTTCGGGGGCGAATTGCTCGTCGTCAACGCAACGTATGAGCTCGAGACTATCGACGGAGAAGAACCGAAAGATCTCACAGAAGAGATCGAAGAAGCAAAACGCAAGCACATCAAAAACTTTCTTCGTGGCCTTTTAGCGGAAGAAGAGGAGGAATAGAAAATGCAAATTACAAGAGGAAGGAAGGCACGGGCTCAAAAAGTCGTCATCTACGGCCCGGAAGGAATCGGAAAGTCTAGTTTTGCGAGTCAATTCCCGGATCCGGTATTCATCGACACCGAGGGATCAACGGATAATATGGACGTGGCCCGGTTGGACAAGCCTACAAGTTGGGCAATGCTCAAAAATGAGATCGCGTTTATCAAGGCGAACCCGGACGCTTGCAAAACGCTAGTCATCGACACGATCGACTGGGCGGAACAACTCGCAGTCGATTATGTTTGCGCACAGCACCAGAAGAACGGAATCGAAGATTTCGGCTGGGGCAAGGGCTATACATACGTCCAAGAAGAGATCGGTCGCTTATTGAATAGCTTGGGTGAGCTAGTGGACAACGGGATCAACGTCGTTTTGACAGCTCACGCACAAATCAAGAAATTCGAGCAGCCGGACGAGATGGGATCGTACGATCGATACGAATTAAAGCTCGGACAAAAATCAAGCTCAAAAACAGCTCCACTCGTGAAGGAGTGGGCCGATATGGTGCTCTTTGCGAATTATAAGACAATCGTCATGACGACGGATACGGGCAAGAAGAAAGCCCAAGGGGGCGAGCGTGTCATGTATACGAACCATCGCCCAGCGTGGGACGCGAAGAACCGTCACGGATTGCCCGATCAATTGCCATTTACTTATGACAGTATCGCGCATATTTTCGCAACGCAACAAGTGACACCGCAACCGCAACCGACACAACCAACGCCAGAGCCTCAACAAGAGGAGCAACCGAAGAACGATATCAAGGAACAATTGACCGAGATCGGTCAAGAGGTGGCCCGAGAAATGGGACGCGCACCGCAACCAGAAGCACAAACGCAAACAAGCGGAACGCTTCCGCAAGCTCTTATCGACTTAATGACACCGCACAATGTCACAGAAAGCGAATTGCAAGACGTTGCATATATCCGCGGACACTTTCCGATGGGGACACCGATCGAAAACTTCCCGGCAAATTATTGGGATATGATCGTGGCGAATTGGGATGCTACACTTGACGTCATTCAAAATCAAGTCCGGAAAGATCCAGAATTACCCTTCACGGTGTAGATTTTAGGAATTAGAAATCATCGCAAAATATAACAAGGAGTATCTATGAAAGATAAAACTATTAAAATCGATTTGTCGAAAATCGCAAATACAGCCTTACAAGAAAAGGTTGACAAAGAACTTGAAAAAGTCCTTGAGAATATTCTGGACCTCAATACAGAGGCTAAAGCAACCCGTAAGGTAACGATCACACTAACGATGTCAACGGACGATGAGCGTACTGTTGTTAAGACAGGTATGGAAGTCAAATCCACTTTGGCACCACAGAAAGGTGTCGCAACAACTGTCATTGTCGGTCGCGACGACACTGGTAAAATTCACGCTAACGAGCTAAAAAGTGGTATTCCGGGTCAGACTTACTTTGATGATAATGGAGATATGAGAACCGACACTGGCGAACTCATCGAAAAGATTGAAAAACAAAATACAAATATCATTGATTACAACAAAAAGAAAGCAGGTAACTAACTATGACAGAAAATCTCAAAGAAGCATTGTCTTACACAGTCGAACTAGCGGGTAAAGAAAATAAAATCATTCGTTCAGGAACTGGGAAGGAATATTTCGACAGCAATGAATATAGCTTACAGGAACTTAACCCTCGTAAGTACGCACCTATTCTTGAACTTCAGACAATCAAGAGTCTTGTCGATTATCTCAAATCAGATAATGACTTCATCAGTGGTCGTAAACTTGTAGTTGTCGTGGACAGTTTCCGAGAAGTATCTGTATATGATCAAGTTGATTTTGAAAATGGCAAACGCCCTCAGCTTGTGTCTGTAAGAGCATCTGTCCCAGTTATTCCATTCAGCAATTGGCGCGACCAAGAAGAATTTAATATCATGTTGCAGTCTATGTTTATCGATGATGCAGACCGAAATTTAGTCTTGGATTTTGCTAGCCATTTGAAAATCGAAAAAGGTGCAGAAGTACAGGACAATGGCGTCAGTCAAATGGCGACAGTTCGCGATGGTGTAGCAAGTCTAGCACAAGCTAAGACTCCAAATCCAGTAACCTTGCGGCCATATCGTACTTTCAATGAAGTAGAGCAGCCTGCTAGTCAGTTCGTCTTCCGAATCAACAAATCGGCGAACCTTGCGCTCTTTGAAGCAGATGGTGGTAAATGGAAATTAGAGGCCGTCGAAAGCATCGCGAATTATTTAAAAAATGAACTTGCTAGCAACGAGAAAATTACTATTTTAGCTTAAAGGAGAATATTATCATGACACAACAACAATACAACAACTTTGAACGCGAATTTGGTTGGGACGACACCATTCAAAAGGATTCTGAATTCGTCCTATTGCCAGAAGGTCTCTACTATTTTACAGTCAAGAACTATGATCGCGGACGTCACACGCCAAACCCTCAAAATCCCGGCAAGTTGCCAGCTTGTCCGAAAGCGACAGTCTATCTTCAAGTCGTGGCAAACGAAGGCGAAACAGAACTCCGTCATAACTTATTCTTGCACAGCTCAACCGAAGGCATGCTTTCCGCGTTCTTTGGATCAATCGGACAAAAACGAAAAGGTGAACCGCTTCGCATGGATTGGAATTCGATCGTCGGTAAAGTCGGAGTATGTAAGGTCGGAATTCGTGAATACAACGGCAACAAGTACAACGAAGCAAAAAGCATGATCTATGCCGAAGACGTTGATTATACGAAGGTATTGAACGCGTACCCGGAGCAATCTCAAGGCTATCAGCAACAACCAACGCAAGGATTCAATCCCGGGCAATTTTAAGGGGGAATAAATGAAATTACGGCCTTATCAACAAGAGGCGCGAGAAGCCGTTCAGAAGGAGTGGGCAGAAGGGCGAAAACGTACCCTTCTCGTCCTTCCAACTGGGACGGGGAAAACGGTCGTCTTTTCGAAAATCATTGAAGATCAAGTCCGAGAAGGGAAACGCGTCCTCGTACTCGCTCACAGATCCGAATTATTGGATCAAGCAAGCGACAAGCTCAAGACCGCAACGGGACTCGGTACGGCACTAGAAAAGGCCGAAAGTACGTCAATAGGCTCTTGGTATCGAGTGGTCGTGGGATCTGTCCAGACAATGCAACGGGAAAAGCGCTTGAGTCAATTCCCGCCCGATTGGTTTGACGTGATTGTGGTCGATGAAGCTCACCACGCCATATCAGACGGCTATCAGAAAGTTTTAAACTATTTCGGAGAGTCCGAAGTGTTGGGGGTTACAGCAACGCCCGACCGTGGAGATATGAAGAACCTCGGATCGTACTTTGACAGCTTGGCCTATGAATATTCACTCGTGCAAGCAATCAAGGAAGGCTATCTCTCCAAGATTAAAGCCTTAACGATTCCGATTGATCTCGATCTCTCAAGCGTTTCAATGTCCGCGGGTGATTTTAAAGCGAGCGACGTCGGAACGGCACTCGATCCGTACCTCGTACAGATTGCGGATGAAATGGCTGAATATTGCAAGGACAGAAAAACGGTCGTCTTTCTTCCACTAGTTAAAACAAGCCAAAAATTCCGTGATATTTTAAACGAGCGAGGATTCAAGGCAGCTGAAGTGAACGGCGAGTCGAAAGATCGGGCCGAAGTGCTCGAAGACTTTGAAAAGGGACGTTATAACGTTCTTTGCAACTCAATGTTACTGACAGAGGGCTGGGATTGCCCGTCAGTTGATTGCGTGGTGGTATTGAGACCGACGAAAGTCAGAGCGCTCTATTCGCAGATGGTGGGACGTGGGACGCGTCTCCATCCGGGAAAAGACGAGCTTCTTCTGCTCGATTTCTTATGGCACACCGAACGGCACGAACTTTGTCGCCCGGCTCACTTGATATGTGAGAGCCCGGAAGTTGCGAAGAAAATGGTCGAAAATATGGAAGAAGAAACGGGCGTCGTGCTCGATCTCGAAGCCATGGAAGAAAAAAGCGCCGAAGACGTTGTGGCAGAACGCGAAGAAGCCCTTGCGAAGCAACTCGCAGAAATGCGAAAACGCAAGAGAAAACTCGTCGATCCGCTTCAATTCGAAATGTCTATCCATGCCGAAGATCTTTCGAATTATGTCCCTAACTTTGGATGGGAGATGGCCCCGCCTTCTGAAAACCAACTCAAGGCCCTCGAGAAGTACGGTATTTTTACCGACAAAGTGGGGAACGCCGGGAAAGCGAATCTCTTACTTGACCGCTTAAACAAGCGCAGAAACGAAGGACTTTCAACACCGAAGCAGATCCGATTCCTTGAGAGTCGAGGCTTCCGAAACGTCGGAATGTGGAGTTTTGAGAACGCAAGAAATATGATCGATCGAATCGCAGCCAACGGGTGGAGAATACCGCACGGGATCAGAGCGAGCGAATACTTACCAAATTAAACAATAGGAGTAAATGATAATGAAAACTAACAAATTAACACTTTTTACAGTCGCGACGATTGCGACGGCTACACTTGGAATTAAGGGGGCTTATGCGGATGAATCCAATAACGAAGTCACAAACGATAACACAACGCTTACAGTCGGAACTGAAAACGCTCGAATTGAAGAAGAAGGGGCTATTTCTCGACAAGTACGAACTGAACGCGAAGATTCTCAAGGTGGAGAGAGCGATCAAGCGGATAGAAACGCAACTAGCGAACGAGGAATCGCTCCGACAACTTTTGAAAAGGACGGGGATCAAATTCGAGTAGAAAACCCGGAAGTCGTGGTCGATCAATCGAACGGCAACGGAAAATACCAGTCTTTCACCGTGGAATACAAGGACGTCCATTTTCCAGACAACCTTGAGATCAACGAAGGTGACAAAGTAACGTTCACGCTTCCAGAAGAAGTCACTTTTCAAACGAGCTTCACTTTCGACGTACACAATCCAGAAAATGCCGTCGTCGGTCAAGCAACCGCGGACAGCAAGGCCGGGACAGTTACGACCGTATTCAACGACTATTTCAAAAATCACCCGTTGAATAAACAAATGAGCCTCAAGCTCGACGCCAAATGGACGGACAAAGTGGAATCCGGAAAGCCAGTCAACGTGAATTTCAACGGTACAGTCGTGACAGCACAGATCGGTAAAGAGCAAGAGATCGGATCAGATGAATTGATCTCGAAGTGGGGGTCTCAAGACAAAGACGACCCGACCGTCATCAACTGGACGATCCGGATCAATTACGCTCGAAAAGTATTGAATTATGTCAAGATTATCGACGAAATGTCAGACAATCAAAAGCTCGTCGATGACTACCTCGTGGTGAATTATGTCGATAGCGTGACGCCTTGGGTCGATAAGGGATCAGCACTAGATCTCATTAAGTCCATGAGCAAGAGCGAGCACGGGTTTGAAATTACTATGGATCGCTTGGATCGAATGATCTACGTTTGGTACAAAACCAAGCTCACGAACGCGGTCAAGGATTCAACGAATCCGACGAATAAGGTCGAGCTCAAGGCCGAAACTGACGGCGCTATTTCAACCAGTCGCGCTCAACTTGTCGGAGGCCGTGGTGACGCTAAAGGTGAAAACAAGCCAGTCTTTGAATTGCCAAATGAAGCTCCGATCGTGGATCTTCCAGAGTGGAAGGGTGGGACTGTACCGTTTGACGCTCCGCAGATTGACAAGCCAGAATGGCAAGGTGGAGTCGTACCAAATGACGCGCCCGTGCATTACAAGCCGGAACTGATTGTCGAGATTCCAGAACCTAAAGAAGACAAGCCAAACACACCAACGCCAAAACCAAAAGAAGATCCGAAAGTCGAAGAAGTGAAGATTGTTAAATCGCGTGAAAAATCAAGCGAAAACCACGCGAAAAACGAATTCGAAGAAACAGTCGAAGCGTACAGCACACCGGCTACACTCCCAAAAACTGGGACAGAATTCGGGATCGCGATCAGCGTCCTCGGACTTTTGGGATTGAGCCTCGGAATTGCAGCAACAAAGAAAGAAAGAGAGAACGGAGGGATTGAATGAATAATGAGAGAGAGTTTGATCTATTGCCGCTGCTCGACCATATCAACCCCGCCGTTTTGTCCTATCAAGAATGGATCAATGTCGGGATGGCCTTAAAACATGAAGGGTACACTGCTTCGGATTGGGATAATTGGTCGCAGAATGACACGCGTTACCGTAAATTTGAGTGTTTCAAGAAGTGGGACACTTTCAACGAACAAGCGGGCTCGATTGTGACGGGTGGGACGATCGTCCAACTTGCGAAAGATCACGGGTGGGTGAATCCATACTCGAGTGATAACGAAGGCGCTCACGAGCTCGATTGGAATGATACGATCGACCGGGACTATCGCGTAATTGATAAGAATTGGATCGAGGGAAAAGAGATCCATGAGCCGTCAATCTGGAATCCGACGCAAGAGATCATCCGATACCTCGAAGCCTTGTTTGAATCATCCGAAAACGTCGGATACGTCACGGAAAGCTATCCGAAAGTCAACGACGAGACGGGTGAGATTGAGAAATGGCTTCCAACGAAGGGAGCATACGACCGGACCGCGGGGCAACTGATCGAGCAACTTTCCAAATGCAACGGAGATATCGGAGCGGTCCTCGGTGACTATCACAAAGAAGCGGGCGCGTGGATTCGCTTCAATCCGTTAGACGGTAAGGGCGCGAAGAACGAGAACGTGACAGAATTCCGCTATGCGCTCGTCGAATCGGATAGTATGAGCGTGGAGAAACAAAACGCGATCTATAAAGAACTCGAGCTTCCTATCGTGGCCCTCGTATATAGTGGAAACAAATCCTTACACGCTATCGTGAAGGTGGACGCGGGCAGCTATGACGAATACCGCAAGCGCGTTGACTATTTATATAAGATATGCCAGAAGAACGGGATCTCGGTTGATACACAAAACCGCAATCCGTCTCGCTTGTCTCGTATGCCGGGATTCGAGCGAAACGGCCAAAAACAATTCCTTGTTGATACCAATATAGGAAAAAGAAATTGGGAAGAATGGTATCAGTATATCGAGGACTTAAACGACGATCTTCCAGATCCCGAAGGCCTCGGGGATAGTTGGGACAATCTTCCAGAGCTTGCGCCCGAGCTGATTCAAGGCGTCCTTCGACAAGGACACAAAATGCTGATCGCCGGGCCATCCAAGGCCGGGAAGTCATTCAGCTTGATCGAAATGTCAATTGCAATCGCAGAGGGGCAAAAATGGCTCGAATGGAAGTGTACGCAAGGCAAGGTCCTATATGTCAATCTTGAGCTAGACCGTGCGTCATGTCTTCACAGATTCCGCGACGTGTACGAAGCCATGGGATTGCAACCGAACAACTTACAAAATATCGATATTTGGAACTTGCGCGGTAAGACTGTACCGATGGACAAGTTAGCTCCGAAATTGATCCGCCGATCGCTCAAAAAGAACTATATCGCGGTTATTATTGACCCGATCTATAAAGTCTTGACGGGTGACGAAAACAGCGCAGATCAGATGGCGCACTTTACGAATCAGTTTGACAAAGTGGCGACAGAGCTCGGGTGCTCGGTTATCTATTGCCATCACCACTCGAAGGGCTCACAAGGTAACAAGAAGTCAATGGATCGGGCTAGTGGATCAGGCGTATTCGCTCGAGATCCGGACGCGTTGATCGACTTGATGGAATTGGAAGTCACGGAGGAATTGATCGCGCAACGTATCAATCATACGGCATGCCATATCTACAAAGAGGCCTTGCAAAAGTGCAACCTTGGATATTACCAAGAGGAAGTCACGCTCGACGATCTCCAAAGTGCTGCAATCATGCGGACACACTTTGAAAGAGCCATTCCGAATATCCTAGATCGGAAGCCATGGACGGACAAGATCGAACAAGCCCGTCATGCGATCGAAATTTCGACAGCGTGGCGCGTGGAAGGAACGCTCCGAGAGTTTGCCAAATTCAAGCCTATCAATATGTGGTTCAGTTATCCCGTGCATTTCTTGGATGATTCGGGCGTCCTTGCTGATATTCAGCTTGGGGAGGACACGAACGGGAATAATTCACCATGGAAGAAAAATTTTGATAAGAAATTATCAAAAGAAGAGCGAACCGAAAAACGCTCCGAAAGAATCGAAACGGCTATCGAGGCCCTTGATGATGGAATGAGTCCTGTTACAATTGATGATCTGATCGATTATTTTTCAACAGAGGATAAACCTGTCAGCGAAAAAACAGTCCGTAGATGGATAAAAAATAATGGTAATTTTGAAGTGAAAAACAAAGAAATTATAGCAAAAACAGACACCTAGGGACAAGGACAAGGACAAAAAACAATCGAAAATGTCCCTAGGGACAAAATGAGGGACAAGGACAAAGTCGAAGGACAAAGTCGAATGTGTCTATCGAAAATGTCCCTAGGGACAAAATGAGGGACAGAATCTCTCCTCCTCCGGAGAGAGAGATTTAGGAAAATGTCCCTGATGGTCCATGGGTACAGGAACAGGAACAGGGGGGCTTTGCTCTCGCCCCCTGTAACCCTGTAACCCTGTCCCCAAACATGGACGAAGCGCGAGAGCGTGGAGCTAAAAAGAAAAAGTAAAAAAGAAATGGTAAAAAATATATGAAAGTAAAATTTTTCAAATCGAACGTGAGATTTTTTCCGGACTTAGAAAAAGAGGTGAATCTCTTTCTTGAGTATTTGGAAAAAGCCGGGAAGGTATGGATCAATACTGACGTCCAGACAATTGGAGAGGACGTGCTGATCTTCTTGTTTTATGAGGACGAATAAATGATCGAATTCTTTTTGTCGATGGAAAAAATTCCGACAACAACGCACCAACAAAAGAAAGTAAACGTCAGAAATGGCAAACCGATTTTTTACGAGCCAGAGGAGCTAAAAAACGCTCGAGCGAAATTTGAAAGTTTGCTTGCGCGTCACGTTCCCCCGGATAAGTTGAAAGGGCCGATCCGGCTCACAGTCAAATGGTGCTTTCCGATGATTAAGGGAGTACGGTCTGGACAGTACAAAACAACTGCACCAGACACGGACAACCTTCAAAAGTTATTCAAGGATTGCATGTCAGAGGTTGGCTTTTGGAAAAATGACGCAGAAGTGGCAAGCGAGATCGCTGAAAAATTTTGGAGTGAGGTCGTGGGAATCTATGTCAGAGTCGAGGAGTGGAACGATGAATTATATACATTTCTTTAGCGTGGAGATCCCGGAATGGATGGCCCAAAGTAACCAGGTGGCACAGACAGTCGGTTTTAATACTGATCGGTATTGGCTATGGGTAACGGGCTCGATAGCGGAGATCTGCAAAAAGTACAATGACAATGATCTGGTAGTGAAACAATTCGGGCTCTTGTTTGAATGGCTAGAAGCTCAAGCGGAAGGAGCGAAAGGATGAAAGAAAAAACGTACTATGAAGTTATCGGCGCAATGGAAGATAAGAGATACGACGAAATAGAAAGTCAACTATTTCTTGGTGAAACTTGCGTCGGACTTATAAAGCAAATCGAAGGCAGAGAAGATGTGCGCGGAGCTAGTAAATTGATTACGGTCGATGGTAAAAAATACGACGTGAAAATCTTTAAGTGGGGAAGAGGGTCAGAAGATGGAATTGATAAATTATGACAGCGATCAGCGTCAACGATTCCCGAAAAATTTGGTCCGGCTTCGAAAAAGAGCGGGGATGGACAAAAAGCAAGCTCGCTCGAAAGCTGGGATGGTCGTATAACACGATCACAAGTTGGGAGCGGGGCGAACGTATGCCGTGCCAGTACGCAATTGAGGATCTATGCGCAGTCTTCAACGTCACAGAGACCGAGCTCTTGGGATCGCCCGTCAAACTCCGAATGTTTGCCTATTATCACAAAGGCAAGCTCACGGCAACGGGAACGCTACACGAGATAGCGGATCAGACCAAGCAAAAGATCGATAGCTTGCGGAGTCTATTGTCCAAGTCGAAGAATCCAAAAGAAGGTTGGAAGACGTACCTCGTGGAGATCCAAGACGAGACACGATACACTATCGAGTTTACGCAGACGTTCACGAATGACGAGATCGAACGGCACGGCCTCGGGTGGCTTCGAAACAACCCGATCGCAAGAATTGAGGAGGTAAGGGAATGAACGAATGGACTAGACTTTTATTATATGGAACTTATGACGGTTTTAGTCGGAGTACCGAGGGCGAAAATAATATAAATTTGATTTTGGATAATGGCGATAGAGTAGAAGTCCCAAGACATTTTGTAAAAAATGCAAGTGATTTTGTTGAAAGAAATAAAATTAAATTAAAAGATATTATCGCCCGAATGGAAGGATTGAATGGATTAACACGTTTGGAATGGCTAGATGATATTTTATATAAATTCGGCAGCAATTACGGAGCTTCGAAATATAAGGCTGGATACGAGCAAGGAAAATTAGAGGGGGAATGGGTTGGTCAACAATTAAAAGACGCTGATAAAATTCGGCAAGAGTTGAATAGGCCAACAGTACCGCAGTTTGTTGCTGATTGGATTGAAGTATGTAAAGAACATCTTACAAGTTCTCTCTATCTTGCTATGACTCCAAGTTTTTTGAAAGCAAATAACCAAAGTTTTGAATTAATATTATGGATCAAAAAGAAAGAAAACCAAGAAATCTTCGCTCTTGCTTGGATCAATGGCTACGAGGTCGAGAAAGAAAAGCGGTATCGAGTGAAAATGAAAGGGGTGAACAAATCGTCTACAATCTTAAAACTGGATAAAATTTTGGACAGTTGGTATTTTGGGGAAGATGCTGAATATAGCTACACGAAAGACGCACACACCCGCAAAGAGCTTGAAAAAGCGGGCTTTAGGGGAGTGTTTGACAGCCCATTGTTTGAAGTTGATGAGGTGGAGTGATGGCTGAAGAGCAAAATATTGTAGAGACACAATTGATTTTAGGTAAGAAAGTTTTAGAGATTATCTTAGATTTATTGAAAGACGAATCAAATACAGGGGCAGTTTTACCTTTAAGCATAAATGATTATAAATTTGAAATTACAGTAGAAAAAGAGGTACAAGATGATACCAAAATTTAGAGCGTGGGATAGCGTAGAAAAGAAATTCGTAGAACATTTTTTTATCACAGATAACGGCTTGATTTGCAACATGGAAAAACCAACATCGGGCTACAATTTTCCTATGCCTGTCGAAAAGTCAGAATTGATTCTCATGCAATCAACAGGCCTCAAAGACAAGAATGGAAAAGAGGTCTTTGTTGGGGACATTATAAAATGTACCAGAGGATGTCCTCATGAAGTATACCTAGAAAAAGAATATGGTGGTACATACATAGGAGGCATGCCCGCTATATATCTAAAAGGAATTAAAGAAGGATATGCGTGGACTGGGGCTGAGGAGATCCTCGGCAATATCTACGAAAATCCAGAGTTATTGGAGGTGAATCCATGAAACCAAAACGATATCCTTACAGTGGAAAAAGAAGAATCCTTGAAAGACAATTTTTCAGGGGTGGCTATATCAATGCTTCGAGCATAAAATCAAATAATTCGAGCATCATATTCAGTGGTGGCAAGATCATTGTAAAAGGTCAGTCCATCTATATAAATTAAGAGCGAGGAGGTAGAAGAGTGAACTTACTAGATATTATCTTCTTTATCCTTTGCGGAGCTTGGCTGATTGGTTTTGCGTGGGCTTGTATCGTGGCTTTTAGAGCGAATAGAAAGGACAAAGAATGAAAAACTATATACTGGGGATCTTGAATATTGCAGCCCTCGTCATCGTGCTCGTTGTTTGTTGCGTCAATATGAACGCCCGGATCGTGACGCTAGAAGAACGAACGAAGGAATTGCAACTCAAAGTCGAAGAGCATGAGCTCTCGATCGAAAAGATCAATGAACGGGACAAAATGCAAGATACTATAATAAACAAGCTAAACGCTGAATATAACTCGAGAGTAGCCCAAGAATTGCAAGAGGCTGCTGATCGAAACGGCGTGGGGGGATAATGTGAAAGTCTATATCGTGAGAAAGTATGACAAGCTGACGCGTTGGGATTGCAATCATTCGACAAAATTCGAGAAGTTTGAATTCCCGACAAAAGCCGAAGCGATGAAATTTTGGAACAGTCACAAAAGAGGCGTCTTTGACGTTTACGAAAAAGAGAAGTAAATAGCTGCACGCTAGAAAGGAGGGGAGCTTGAGAATTGAAACAAGATATGGATATCTAATCGACGCGCTTCGACGATATCCGTTTGACAAAGAGATCAAAGAGCGAATCGAAGAGATCACTTTCCCGTATCAAAATTTCGACGAGAATTGGTTCATTAAGAGCAAGGCAACGACTAACACGCCAGAAGCGCTCAAGAACGTTATCCTCAAAGAAAATGATCCGGAATTGATTCGACTCTATACGCTCGCAGAAGCCATCACAGAATACACGAGCGAGTGCGCTCCCTCGAGTTGGGAGGCAATCAAGGCGCTATATGTGACGCGTTCAAAAAATGTCGAAGGGGTGGCACTCGAGCTCTTTATGTCAAAGAATTCAGTCTATCGGCATATCATTAAGCCGTTTTTTGAAGGACTGGAAAAGAAATATACAAGTTTTTTTCTAAAAAGTCGCTAAAAGTTGGGAAAAATGCACGAAAAAAGGTGATAAAATTGTATTATCGGAAGATTCGAAGGAAACGACGATCTTCATAGCGGACGACAGGACAACTTTTTCATTGTTTACCTTTCAATTTTTTGCCAGCGACAAACAACGAGTTTTCGTGGTGGCCTCCTTATAGTATTTAAAAAACATTCAGGCGGTTCGATTCCGCCCGTCCGCTTAGACAAGGTTTTACCTTCATTTTACCTTGTCAAACCTTTCCATTATTCAAAAGCAGCCCTTTCTTACTCCGGGGTTGTTTTTTTATCGCTAAAAAATACCGATGAAAGGGGGTGCGTTGTGATGGGATGACGGAAAAACAACAGAAATTCGCTGACGAATATATTGTTTCGTTAAATGCTACACAAGCATATAAAAAGGCTTATCCGAGCGTTAAGAAGGACGCAGCAGCTCGAGCGAGTGCAAGCCAACTCCTAACAAACCCTAACGTAAAGGCTTATATAGACGAGCGACTCGAGCAATTGAAGTCAGAACGTGTCGCGGATCAGCAAGAGGTCCTTGAATTCTTAACGTCGGTTATGCGTGGCGAAGTGACCGAGCCCCTTTTGGTGCTCGACGGGGACGGCTATCAAAAAGTTGTGAACGCCGTCCCGAACGTATCAACGCGACGGAGTGCCGCGGTTGATCTCGGGAAACGATTCGGACTATTTGTTGACAAGCAAGAGATCACTCAACGGACAATCGAAATAAAAGTTGGTGAGTGGGATGACGACGACTAAACCAAGGATCAAGATCGAATTCAATTATCCAAGCCGGGTCTTTAATAAGCATATCTACGACAAGCTGACAGACTATGACACCTTCACAGAGGTACATTATGGCGGAGCTTCTAGTGGCAAGAGCCACGGAGTGATCCAGAAGGTCGTATTCAAGGCTTGTCAAGATTGGAAATATCCACGGAAAGTCCTTTTTCTTCGAAAAGTCGGGGCGACGGTGTACGACTCGATCTTTGAAGACGTGAAGCAATGCCTCGAGACTTGGAAGTTGCTTGATAAGTGCAAGGTAAATAATTCAGCATATCGGATCGAGCTCTCAAACGGGGCTCAATTTATTTTTAAAGGGTTAGACAATCCGGAGAAAATCAAGTCCATCAAGGGCATTTCAGACGTGGTGATGGAAGAGGCCTCGGAATTCACACTTGACGACTATACACAATTGACGCTTCGCCTTCGGGATAAGAAACACAAGAAGAGACAGATCTTTTTAATGTTTAACCCGGTGTCTAAAGTCAATTGGGTGTATAGTGCGTTTTTCATTAAAACTCCAAAAAATACAGTCGTCTATCAGACAACATATAAGGATAATCGCTTTCTTGATGATATCACAAGAGAGAATATCGAGGAGCTAGCGAGCCGAAACGAGGCTTATTACAAGATCTACGCCTTGGGAGAATTCGCGACGCTCGACAAGCTCGTTTTTCCAAAGTACGAGAAGCGCCTTCTCAACCCGTCCGAGTGGGATCATTTGCCGGCCTATTTTGGTTTGGACTATGGATTCATCAATGACCCGAGCGCGTTCTTACACGTCAGAATAGACGACCAGAATCGCAAGTTATACGTCGTTGAGGAATACGTCAGAAAAGGTCTTACGAATGACAAGATTGCGGAGGCTATCAAGTCCCTCGGTTATGCGAAGGAGCAGATCCGAGCTGATTCAGCGGAAAAGAAATCAAATCAAGAGCTCCGGAATTCGGGGATTCCTCGAGTTATCGACGTACAGAAAGGACCGGGGTCAGTTATGCAAGGGATACAATACCTTCTTCAATACGACTGGGTGGTTGACGAGCGTTGTGTGAAGTTGATTGAGGAGCTTGAAAATTATACATGGAAGAAAGACAAGAAAACAAATGAGTACATAAACGAGCCCGTCGATTCATACAATCATTGTATCGACGCGATTCGGTACGCGTTACAAGATCGTATCTTGCAAAGTAAGTCAGTACAAGAACGAATGAAGAACGCGTCATATTATTTCGGGAGGTAAAATTGGTTACTAATTTTTTAAAAGGGACACGCTTCGCCGATCATGCGAACGACCATTTTTTCATGATGACCGAGGACTTCGCTGTCATCGATTATGCATCTAGCGTATGGATCGATCAATTGAAGCGATACGTCAACCGGCACAAGAAAGAGCAATTGCCACGCTTGCAAGAGCTCAAGCGCTATTACAAGGGCGACAATAATATCAAGTATCGACCAGACAAGGAAGACTCGACAGCAGCAGACAACCGTATCTCGAGCGATTTTGCAAAGTATATCACCATGTTCGAACAAGGTTACATGCTCGGGAATCCGGTCGAGTACAAAAATGAAGACGACATGATGCTTGAGAATATCAAGGTATTCTCCGCGAAGAACAACGAGAAGAAGCACAACTCGTCGATTAAGAAGGATCTTTGCGTCTATGGCCGGGCCTATGAGCTTTTGACCGTAACAGAGCGCGATCGTGTCGCTTGGGTCAAGTTGTACAAGTTGAGCCCCGAGCAAACGTTCGTCATCTATGACGACACTTACGAGCAGAATTCGTTGATGGCGATCAACTATTACGACGTTGATTATGGAGACGCAAAACGTAAGACGATCATCAAGGTATATACAGCCGATCGCGTCTATACTTACGAGTGGAGCTCACAGAAGAGCGACGGGATGAAGCTCAAAGACGAGCAAGAGCATTTCTTCCACGGTGTACCAGTCAATGAGTACAGCAACAATGAAGAACGCCTCGGATCGTATGAGTCAGTATTGGACAATATAGACGCTTATGACTTGTCACAGTCAGAGCTTGCAAACTTTCAACAAAATAGCAACGACGCGATTTTGTTGATTAAAGGCAACCCGTACACGGGAGCAGACGAGAAGGACTTCTTCGATGACGGTCAGATCAATCCAAACGGTCGCCTTGGGGTATCCATGGCATACAAGCGCGCTCAAGTACTTATTTTGGATGACAATCCGAACCCGGGCGGATCAGCACCAGACGCGGGCTATCTCATTAAAGAATATGATAGCAAGGGAGCGGAAGCTTACAAAGAGCGTCTAGTGAATGATATCTTGCGGTTTACGTTCACGCCTAACACGTTGGACAGCAACTTTGGAGGCGTTCAATCGGGCGAGTCCATGAAATATAAGTTGATGGCTGCTGACAACTATCGCGAGCAACAACAAGATCTTTTTGAAGCGGGACTTATGCGACGGTTACGTCTTGCGGTGAATATTTGGAAAATTCAAGGGAACGAAAGCACGGCTTACGAGCTTATCAATGAGACCGCGATCGTATTCCGTCCGAATGTTCCGCAAAACGAGAAAGAGATCGTCGAAATGGTCCGCACCTTGTACGGAATTGTGAGCGAGCAAACGATCTTTGAAATTTTGAATCAAGTGACGGGAATCGACGCAGAAGTCGAGCTCGAGCGTTTGAAGGACGAGGCAAAAGAGCAACTCGAAGCATTGCCACGGTTCGAAAAACAAGCAGAAAACGGAGAGGTGACAGATGACGAACAAATTGAAGAATCTGAAAATCCTCGAGGATCATAATCGATATTGGACAGACCGAGCCCGTGAGATTTTCGAATACGTTGATCGGAAGGATATCAACTTCTTCGCTGAAATGGAAAAGATCTATCGTGAGCAATCCGTGAGCCTTCAAAGGTCGGTATTTGACTTTTATACACACTTCGCGGAGGACCACGAGATCAGCTATCAAGACGCAATGAAGCGCCTTCGTGGCGAGGACTTGAGCGATTATGCGGAAAATGCCCGACGGTATCGAGAGCAAGCAGAGAAAGATCCCGAGCTCTTGCGCCGGTTAAACGAACAATACGCGTCAGCTCGGGCAGTGCGTCTCCAATTGCTCAATTCAGAGGCCGTCTATCGTGCCGGTGTACTAGCCGGGGCTTTGCATAAGAGCTTCGAAAAATATCTCTATGACGTGGCAGAATACGCCTATCGTAAGTCAGTCAGTGGCCGTGCGGGCGCAATCAACCGTCCAGCGTTTGAAGAAGTTATCAAGACGCCATTCAACGGCCGGAATTATTCCGCACAACTTTGGGGCAATACGGACAGCCTCGCGGATAGTCTTAAAAAGGTATTCCGTCAAGGCTTCATCCGTGGGGATAGTCCACAAGAAATGGCCCGCGAGATTCGAAAAGAATTCAACGTGGCACGGTCCAGAGCTGAAACATTGATCCGGACGGACGCGACAGCCGTCGTCAATCGTGCGACGATCAAACGATACAAGCGCGAAGGCTTGAAATACTATCGGATCTTGGTCGTGCTAGACGATCGAACGACTCAAATTTGCCGGCGAATCGCGCAAGAAGACAAACTGTATAAACTCGAGGACGCGCAAGTAGGGGTAAATATGCCCCCGTTCCATTACAATTGCCGGTCAACAATTATGCCGGACGAAGAAGAGTTGAATGGAAGTGTTGAAAATAATTCAAACGAAGTGTATAATTTAAGTATGAGGGATGGAACGCCCGAATACCATAGTAAAAAACTTTTTGATCAAATTTCAAAAGTAGAGCCGGAAATCACAAGAGATATGCAACGCATTGCCGGCAAGGAAAAACTTGCTGGACTTGAATTTCGAAAGAAAACGACAGAGTCATTAACTCGTAAAATTATAACAGATAGCCAAACTGAAAATATAAGTTTCTCAAAAGCTGCAAACGAAATCAACGACGCTTTACGGTATACGACTATTTTTAATCCAGATACTTTTGAAAAAGAGTACTCGAAGATGAAACAAGATCTTATTACAGAGGGTTACAAAGTTGTAAAAGTAAAAAACACTTGGTTGATAGACGGGCCGTATAAAGGTGTGAATACAGTCATTGAAAAAGACGGAATCAACTTTGAAATGCAATATCATACTCGGCAAAGTTTTGAGTTAAAAAACGGCCCCTTACACGAGCTCTATGAGAAGTATCGCGATACGAATACATCTAATCGAGAACGCATGAAATTGTTTAAAGAAATGCTTGATTTAAGCAACGGGCTTGAGATTCCTAAAAATATAGAGAGGGTGAAGTGATATGAAAGATATTAGATATTACCACACAACGACGAACAATCCTCAAGTGCTTCGTCTGATTGATGGCGTCATGCAAGTTTTTGACATCGAAAAAAAGTGGGTTGATAGCATTGACTGGTTTAATAAAATCTTTTTCAACGACTTCACGGATTTCGAAGAAATTTCAGAAAAGGACGCGTTTGCTTATATTAGTAGGGTGGTAGCAGCATGATTGATATTGCCTTAGCTATCGCTAAAAAAGCACATGCGGGGCAAGTTGATAAAGCTGGTATTGATTACATACAGCACCCCCTCTATGTGGCCAGCCAAGTCAAAACTGAACAAGAAAAAGCTGTCGCTCTTTTGCATGATGTTATTGAGGATAGCGATGTAACTGTTGATGATTTATTGGTTTCGGGTTTATCAAACGAAGTTGTTACAGCGGTACAGATTTTGACAAAGAAAAAAGGTCAAAGTTATCAAGAATATCTTGAAAAAGTGAAATCAAATAATTTAGCAAGAGTTGTAAAACTTGCTGATTTGAAACACAACTCAGATTTATCGCGTTTGAAATCTGTTACCGATACAGACTACGAGCGTGTTAAAAAATACAAAAACGCAATTCATTACTTAAGCACTTAGAATAATCTAGGTGCTTTTTTCATGCTCAAAATAAGAAAGGAGAATGATGATAAATATTTGGAATCTTGTTTCGTTTACCGCCGGGTTGATATGCCTTGCGATCTTGGTATTGGTGGGATGGTCCATCATTGCCGGATTGATCAATGGAATCACCACAGCGATTAAGAAACACACGAAATAGATCGGAGGTGATCCGGTATCTTGACAAGCGGGAATAGACCGCTTTTTTTGTTGTCCAGACTTTGCGGAGGACGTTAAAAGCTGCATTGTTTCGTCGCCGGACGTAAAGCGAGAATAATCGATTGATGGCGTAACCATCGGAGGAAAATCATGTCAGAAAATACACAAGCAACCGTCGAGACCGAAGCTATTGAGAAAGACGTCGCTCAAAAAGAACAAGTCGAGACCAAGCAAGAAAAGTCAGAGCGTACCTTCACACGCGCCGAATTCGGGAAGGCAGTCGCAGCGGAGATCGCAAAAGCTCGCGCAAGTTGGGAAGCGGAACAAGCCGAAGCCCTTGAGCTTGCAAAGAGCGAAGGGGAACGCCTCGCGAAGCTAACCAAGGACGAACGCGCCAAAGAAGAGGAAGCAAAGCGAATCCAAGCAATCGAAGAGCGTGAGCGAGCAATCGCAGAACGAGAAATGAAAATGGCAACAATGTCTTTGCTAGTTGAAGAAGGACTTCCGCAAGAATTCCTCGGACACGTCCTCGCTCCGACCGCCGAAGAAGTCAAAGCTAAAATTTCTGACTTGCGAAATGTTTTTGACAAAGAAGTTGAAAAACGCGTCAATGAACGCTTAGTGCAAAGCACCCCTCGTCGTGGGGCTATCAACGGGCTCACGAAAGAGGATATCATGGCGATTGAAAATGACGACGAGCGTCAACAAGCAATCGCTGAAAACATTCAATTATTTAGAAAGGGCTAGAATATGGCTGAAGCAAAACTAACAACAATGGCAAATCTGGGCGAAATTAAGTCTATTGATTTTGTCAACAAATTCTCAAAAAATATCAATGATCTATTGACACTTCTTGGTGTCACACGTCGTCAAGAATTGACAAGCGATCTTAAGATTCAAACTTACAAATGGACCGCAGACGTGAACGCAACCAACCCGGCAGAGGGTGAAGATATCCCGCTTTCTCAAATGGTTCGCGCAAAAGCGCAAGCATACGAGGTCGCTTGGTTCAAAAAACGTCGTTCCGTGTCAGCGGAAGCAATTGCGCGTCATGGTGCGTCAGTAGCAATCACAGAAGCTGATACTCGTCTTATGCGCGAGATCCAAAACGGAATCAAAGAGCAATTCTTTACATTCTTGAAAGCAAACCCAACTAAAAACAAAGGTAAAGGATTGCAAGGTGCACTTGCGCAAGCGTGGGCAAAAATCGCAACCTTCAATGAATTCGAAGGCTCACCAATCGTTACTTTCGTGAATCCGGTTGACGCTGCTGCATACCTTGGGGACGCTGGCGTAGGCGCTAACGCTTCTAACGTCTTCGGTATGACTCTTCTCAAGAATTTCTTGGGTATGCAAAACGTTATCGTGATGAACGGTGTACCAGAAGGGAAGATCTACACAACCGCAATCGAAAACCTTGTTTTTGCAAACTTGAACGTTGCAAGTGGTGATCTTGGCGGATTGTTTGCAGACTTTACAGACGAGACCGGACTTATTGCAGTAGCTCGCGATCGTGCATTGAAGAATTTGACTTTCGAATCTGTATTCTTCGGAGCAAACGTTCTCTTTGCTGAAATTCCAGAAGGTGTTGTTGAAACAACAATCGAAAAACCAGCAGCAGTCGCGGCTTAATTTAGGAGGTGAACGATGGCAGCTATTGAGCTAGAAAGAGCAACGGAAGAGATCCGCTTATTAAAGGGAATTCCAAAGAGCGACCAAGAGCAAGACGATTTATTGACCCTTATTGTACGGGATAGCTTCGAGCGTATGATCGCTTACGTCAACCGCTTTTCTGATTCGCAACTCGAGGAATTGCCCGAAACGGTGGCGTATATCCTCCGGGACGTGGCTGTCAGTCGATTCAACCGCCTAAACTCGGAGGGCGCAACCGCTGACAGCGAAGAAGGCCGGAGCTTTACTTGGGAGGATGGCTATCTAACAGATGATAATAAGGCCGTTTTGGAAGGCCTTGCGGTAAAACATCGTGCCCGTGGGATCGCTAGATTCATTTAAGGGAGGGCGCGTGTATGATCTATAATGACCGCGTAACCTTGATTTTTGAAAAACGCCCAACGGACGAGCTATTGGACAAGGTGGAGAAGAAAAAGAGCTTCCCTGTTCCTTGTATGCGCAACGCTATGTCCAACTATGAAATGATGGGGCTCTTTGGAAAGTATGACTTTGACGCGTTCAAATTACACTTGCAAGGTGTCCATCGGGACTTTTCCGAAGTCATTTACAAGGGCAAGAAAATGAAAATCAAGGGCAAGAGATATCATCATAATAGCACGGTGATTTACTTATGAGTTTTTCTTATAAAGTCAAGGGGCTCGACAAGTTCATCCGACGTGTCCAGAGCAAGCCAAAACAAGCACAACGGGCCGTGAGTGCTGAATTGAACAGATCGGCCTTGCGAGTCGAACGAAAAGCCAAAATAAAAGCAGCAGTCGATACCGGATTCATGCGAAACGGAATCTTCGTTGCCCGGGTGGGTATGTTACGGTATAAGGTGACGTCCCCGGCTGGTTATTCGGTCTATGTGGAGCTTGGGACTCGTAAGATGAAGGCCCAACCCTTCCTCGGGCCGGCCGTCAAAGAAGAAAGCGAAGTTCTTTTTAAAAATCTTCGTAAAATGTTTAGGAGGTGATCCATGGAATTTGAAGCACCTTCGATCAAGACGCTCGCGGAATTGCGCGAGAAATTGAAGCCGTTGAATATTCCGATCTATTTCAACCTTCCAGATCCAAACGTCCTCGAGCCATTCTTGGTGATCGGGCAAACGAGCTCGGACACCTCGAAAACGGTCCAGACAGGGCTCATAATCGAGGATTTAAGCGTCCAGATAGATATATTCTTACCGGACGACGAAAGCCGCGGAGGAGTCGAGAGAGTGCGATCAGAAGCGATCAGACGAATCGGTCGGAATAATCGGATGGCGTCAACCGTCTTGAAAGATGACTCAATAGGCCGGGAGGTCTATCATATCGTTATTAACTTAACAGAAATAATTTTTTAACAAAGGAGCACTTATAAATGGGTGAAGCAGAAGACAAAGCAAAAATTAAAATTACGATCGCGAAGCCGGTCGTAGGTAAGAAAGTATTTTACTTTATTCAATCAATCCACGCAGAAAAGGGCACGGGAGCAATGCTTCCGGCTTATCGTAAAGATGGCTCTACCACAATGGGTGGGGAATACATCGACGAGCAAACACAACAAGGGCGTTTGCTTGAGAAAGCAACCGACGAGCACTCTATTGAGTTAACTCAATATTTCGCACCAAAAGATCCGTCCGTTCAAGTCATTCTTGACGCGCAAAAGACAGGGGAATCAGTCAAGATCTGGCGCGTTATCGTTGACGAAAGCGTGAAAGAAACATCAACCGGTAAGGACACTTACCCGGCACAGTTTGGATATGGTAAGATCACAGACGATATCGAATTCGACGACGCGATCGATAGCTTCGTTGAGCTCAACTATACAGTCGGGATCGTTGGTCGTCTTCGTGACGGCAAATTCCCGCTTTCAGCAGATGAAATCGCAATGCTTAACGAAGTGTATGATTACCAAAACCCGGGCGAAACAACCGGCGATTACAACAACATCACACGCTAATTTTTCAAGCAAGAGGGCCTCGAAAGCCCTTTTGCTTTTATTTTTTTGACAAAAAGGAGTTATTCAATGGAATTTACAGTCGGAAGCCGCGCAATCGAGATTAAATTTGATTATATGACCATGTACAAGGTCAATCGTGATCTTGGATCTCAAGCACCAGACGGAACACGCAACGAAGACGGTGTCGGAGCTCTATTCCTCCGTGTGGTTGATCGTAACGATTCGGCTCTAGTGGATCTTATCAAGCTATGTGCGAGCAAGAAAGCTAAAGCCGTAAGCGACGAAGAAGCTATCAAGGCAATCGCGGACAAAGTGGAAGATCTCGGAGCAGAAAGCACAGAACCACTATTTGAAGCACTTGAAGAAGAGATGGTCGATTCTGGTTTTTTCAAAGAGAAAGTTTTGAAATACTTAGAAAATCTCGAGCTGGGATTGAAGTATCTCAAAGCCAAAGCAGAAACAGCGGAAGACAAGGCACAAGCGGAGCTTCAGATCGAGCAGACGGAGGCGCAAATTGGGCGCTTGAGAAACGCAATCTCTTAATAGAATGTGCGCGTTTGGGTCTAACTGACCCGAATATTATTTTTTCATGTACGAAAAACGAGCTTGACGCGATTCGCGAGGGCCTTTACTATCGAGCGATCGAAGAAAGGGAAAACCTCGTCGAGCTTGCTTTTAACTTACGCTATACACTAAACGCTAAAAAAGCGGACTTTGGCAAGTTGAGCAAGAGAAAGGATCGCGAGAAAGTGCGTCGTCTATTTAGGCAGCGCGAAGAGCGGGAAAGCTCTCAAGTTATGCTCGAGAAGATCGAGCGTCTCAATGAACATTTCAGAAATAGATAGATAGGAGGTGGGGCGATGGCATTTGACGGATCAATAGAAGCGATTATCGGCGCGGATTTAACCGGTTATGAGAAGGCAATGAGCGACGTCGTGAGTTCTACGCGTAAAGCATTTCAAAACGCGGCACAGGAAGCGTCAAAGAGCGCGAATCAGATGATTCGTGAAGTCGGTGAGCTTATGAACCGGCTCGCAAACAGTAACCAGAATATTGGATCCAAGATCGGCCAAGGGTTGACCGGTGGATTCAAAATCGCCCTTGGGGAGTTACAACGTATCTCTTCTAACATCGGCGCAAAATTACCAGACCCCATACGAAAAGCATTTACTCGCGTTTCGGCTGATATTAAATCAGTTTTAGGCGCAATGAAAAATGACGTTGCCGCCCTTGGGGCTGGTATTAACTCGAAAATTAAAAAGGCTTTTGATTTTGATATTTCAAAAGCGATCAAATCGCCAAAGAGCGCGTTTGCTGAAATGGCAAATAGTGTTGACTCAATGGCGCAACGGATAAGCTCAAAAGTCCACAGTCTGGGCTCAGTCTTTACGAATTCGGCAAATAATATGTCTGGATCGTATAAGACGGCTTTCGGGGCTATTGGTGACGCTATGGCCCGGCTCGAAGCTCGTATTCAGTCCATGGCTGGGAATCTTACGAGCGCGCTTGGCCAAAAGGTATTGAACCCGATCAATTCTTCGTGGTCCAGTATGTTTACCAACTTGACAAGTAAGGCGAACAGTTTCGCGGATCGGGTGCGAAATTCCTTCGGTGGAAGGATTTTATCGTCAGTCAATAGTCTTGCTTCAAATGTAAGTGGACGACTCGGGAGTGCCTTCCAAACGACCGGGCAGAAAGCAGTCAATGCGTTAACCGGAATCGTAAGTCACACGAACCAAGCAGCAAGCGCGTCAACTAACTTGCTGAAACAAGTCCTCGGAGTGGCTGCTGCATATAAACTCTTTGATCTCGGAAAGCAATTTATCAAGAGTACAATTGCAACGGCAGCGGACTTTGAAGCTAAAATGAGTAACATCAAGGCCGTTACTGGCGCAAGTGCTGAAACGATGGCTCAATTTAATAAAGCAGCAATAAAGGCCGGAGCTGATACAGCTTTCAGCGCTAGTGAAGCGGCGGACGCAATCGGCGAGCTTGCAAAAGCCGGAGTATCGACTAAAGATATTTTAGACGGTGGACTTACCGCGTCCCTTAACCTCGCGACAGCGGGCGAACTCGATCTGAAAGAAGCTGCTGAAATTACATCAACGGCATTGAACGCTTTCCGTCGGGACGGTATGACGGCCACGCAAGCGGCAAACCAACTCGCGGGGGCTGCTAACGCGTCAGCGACAGACGTCCACGAACTAAAATATGGCCTATCTATGGTCGCTCCGGTCGCGTCTGGGCTTGGTCTATCGTTCCGCGATACCACGAACGCCCTCGCAGTCTTCGCCCAAAACGGACTCAAGGGATCAGACGCCGGTACATCATTAAAAACTATGCTTATGAATTTGCAACCGCAAACAAAAGCACAAAGAAACTTAATGATGGATCTCGGGATTGTAACCGAGGACGGCGCGAACCAATTCTTCACGGCAGAAGGAAAAGTCAAGTCATTCGCCGAAATTTCTCAAGTTTTGAAAGATAAACTCGGGGGATTGACTGACGCTGAAAAACAAATGGCCCTCAAGACAATGTTCGGTACGGACGCGGTGCGTGCTGCAACAATCGCGATGAACGAGGGGGCAGATGGCGCGAATAAAATGCAAGAGGCCATCGATAAAGTGACAGTCGCAGAGGTCGCCGCCGAAAAGATGAATAACTTAAAAGGAGCGGTTGAGATTCTTCGAGGGTCTTTTGAGACTTTTCAAACAACACTCGGAACGGCTGTCTTGCCAGTTTTGACTACTTTTGTTCAATGGATTGACAAATTAGTCGATAGAATCAATAATTCTCAAGGTTTTCAAAAATTCCTAGACGCTTTAAACTCATTGAATCCGGCCCTCAATCAGCTTTTGAACGGTACGAAAATGACCGATGAGCAAGCGAATAAATTTGAAAGTACAATTATTAGATTAAAGCCGGCTATTATGGGGCTAGTGGGCGCGTTTGCGTTTGGTCCGGCTGTCCGTGGTTTAACGGCCTTGACGGGCGTTATGGGTGGCGTTGCGATGAAAACAATGGCCCTCGGATCAGTCGCTTCTGGTGCGTTTAGCACGGCCGGAGGCTTTATTTCTAACTTTACGGGCAAGATTGCCGGTATTCCGGGCGTTCTTGGTGGAGCGACGGCGCAAGGCATGTCCATTTTAAGCATGATGACAAGTGGGATCGCGTCCGTGATGGGAATTGCCCTCGCGTCAATTGGTCCGGCTGCCATCTTGGGGCTTGTTCTTGCTGGTCTTGGTCTGATTAACCAACAATTTGGACAACAGATCGATCAGTTGATTACTACGGTTACGACTAAAGGGCCACAGATCATTCAAAACCTCGTAAGTGGCATTACTAGCCAATTGCCAAGCCTTATTGCTTCGGGGGCGGATTTAGTCGCTAAATTAGCGCAAGCCTTCGCGACAATGTTCCCGGTTATCGTTGACGCGGGAATCCAACTTATTGCAAGCCTTGTTCAAGGTGTGGGCCAAAATGCGGGATCTTTGATTTCGTCCGCGATAACTATCGTAGGGACGCTGGTCGAAGGAATTCTGTCAGCATTGCCACAATTATTATCGCTCGGGATGGAGTTACTTGTAAATATCACAAATGGTATTTTGCAAAACTTGCCTCAATTATTGACAACGGCACAACAACTTGTAACTAATTTCATTACAAGTATGCAGTCGCAATTCCCGACAATCCTCGAACAAGGTATTCAAATTTTGACAAACGTTGTCCAAGGTATTGTCCAATCATTGCCGACAATTATCCAGATTGCTACACAAATTATTGTTGCGTTTATACAAACGATAGCCCAAAATTTACCGGCTATCTTACAAGGCGGAATTCAACTTATCATTATGCTCGTACAGGGCATTATCCAAGCATTGCCACAGATCGCGCAATCTGGTATGCAGATTATCGGGGAATTGATAAAAGGATTCGTCCAAGCCTTACCACAACTCGCTATGGCCGGGGTTCAATTAGTCGTACAACTCGCAACGTCTATCATTTCCGGATTGCCTAATATCGTAAGCGCCGCTTGGGATATTATAAGCGGATTCGGTAAAGCAGCCCTAGACTTTATCCCTAACGCTCTGAAAGGCGTTGCGGATGCCGTCGGAAACTTCTTCGGGGGGATCTGGGACTGGATCAGTGGAAAATCTGAAGAAGGCGGAGCGAAAGTCAGCGCGACAATTGGGACGGCTGCTGCTGATATTCAAGCCAAAAGCGAATCGACTACCGCAAAAGTAAGCTCGGATTCTTCAGTTGCAAGTCAGACTGTAAGTACAAATTATCAGACGATGAGTACAAATGCGACGGCTTCAACGTCAGAAATGACGACTAATGTTTCAAATAACATGATGAACCTCGCAAACAACGTCACGACGCAAACTAGCCAGATGCAAATAAACGGCTCGAATAATTTCAGCATGTTAAACGCTGACGGAACGCTCCAAATGCAACAACTCGCGACGAATTCCGATACATCGTTTGCGCAAATGAACGCGAACGCGACGGCTCAAACAAGTCAGATGAATACTGGCGTCGTGACGAATATCAGTGAGTTAAACGCTAACGCAAGTTATCAAATGGATCAGCTCCTAAATAACGCGAACGCAAGCACAGCGGGTGTGAATACCGCTGCGAACACGAACGCTCAGATGGCGAATTCGGGCGTTGTGAGCAACTTCCAACAAATGCAAGCGGGCGCGACGAGCGCTACAAATGCGATGGCAAACAACGCACAAGCTGACTTTGCCAAAGTGGCGCAAAGTGCGCAACAATCAAGCACGCAATTATCGCAAGCAGTCACTACCAATTACCAAAATATGCAGAAAACTGTCACGCAAGCGATGAACGCGACAGCCCAAGCGGTAGAAAGCGGTTTAAATAAAATCTCGCAAATAAGCACGCAAAGCGGACAACGTTTGACGAATACGTTCAAACAGACTTTCCAAAGCGTAGCAAATAGCGCGAAGAGTGGAATGAATACATTTACGAGTGTTATACAATCGGGTATGACTCGAGCGGTTAGTCTTGCTGTAAGCACTAGCATGCAACTATACAACGCTTTCAGCGCGTTACCGGGGCTATTATCTAGCGTCGGTATCAATGCGGGCGTGGGCTTGTATAACGGACTTGCTTCAATGGCCGGGGCGTTATATGCACTTGCAGCAAGCATCGCCTCAAATATCGCAATGATTATGCGTTCCGCGCTCGATATCCACTCACCATCACGAGTGATGGATAAAATCGGTGGATTTACGGGTGAAGGTTTCTATAATGGTATGGCTAGCTGGGTAAAAGATATTTACGACATAGCGAAACAATATGCCCAAGCAATCACGGACCAAGATTATCAGACTAACAGCGTATTGACCACGAGCGCGAGCGTGACAAGCTCTGGCGTTCGTTCGTCCCTTGAGGACTTGAGCGATGAGGTCAAAAATTCGCAACTCGCAGATCAAAAATTCGAAGTTCATAATGAGATTGTCGGTGACAAGATTTATACCACAGTTAAAGAAAAAGACGCCCGAAAAAAGGCGTTAGATGAATATTTCGCGTAAGGAGAAGATATGGACTTATATATAAAAAAAGATGGCCAAAGAAAGACGTTATCTAGTCTTGGCCTATATAATATCACGGTCGAAGATTCTTCTCCCACCGTGGAATCATCCCGTCGAACAGTTAGAGGACGGAACGGGTATATTTTCGATGGTTTAACGTATTCCGAAAAAACAATCACAGTTACGGCTAGGTTGAAAGTTAACACCATAGCTGATTTTTTACTTTTTAAAGACAAACTAAATGCTTGGGTTTTAGGAGACGATAGTTTTTATATCGAATTGCTTTATGATAGCGAACCGGCTTTATATGATTTTGAGCTTCCGGGCCAAAAAACGGGAGAGTTAAAGCCACCAAGAAGTAATGGTAGTTTTGACCGTTTATGGAATGTGATTAGTCATGGAGAGATTGAATACGAATTTATTGGAAATTCATCCGTGGGTTTAAAATATAATCTCTCGTTTTCATTTGTCACGGCCGGGCTTCCATTTGCCGAAAGCTCACCAACAAACTTAAATCTTACGACAAATAATTTTAGTTATGTAGGGACAGCTCCGTTGAGCCAGCTTGAAGTACCTTTTGTCGTGGAATTGACCGCGAACGCTGATAATACTGATTTTTTCCTTGAAATTGACGGGCGTCGGTTCACTTATCGACACGTTGAAACGCCGATTCGATCTGGGCAGAAGTTGCTTTTGCGTGGGATTGAAACAGTGTTAGTAGATGGAAACAGAGAAATCAATGTCAACAATAGGACTAATTTCGAATATTTCGTGATCCGTCCTAAATTTGATAATCGCGTGACATGGTTTACTAGTTTTAAGGGTACGATCAGAATCCTCGGATTCAAAAATTTATACAAATAGGGAGGAGGTGAACGTTTGATAACTTTTTACGATGAAAAGGGTAACGGTTACGGTGCGCAAGTCGAATTTACCACTAAAAACGCGGTAAATGGCGAGCGTTCCGTGACCGGGACTATCGTTACAAACGACAAAGTATTGTCAAAAATTGATCGTGGATGGTCGTTTGAATGGGATGGTGAGATTTATAAAATCATCTTTGCCAAACCAAAAGACGAAGGCCGGAATTTATCCGTATCGTTCGACGCGGTTCATCAATTTTTTTACGATTTCGATCATTCAAATTGTTATGAAGAGTTTAACGGATCGCATAGATTAGTTGAATATCTTGAGGCTATTTTTAAAAACAGTGGATATCGTTACAATTTAGAAGCCGAAGCGAAAGCGATTCGGAAAGAGAATTTCGGGAATACTAGCCGGCTTAAAATGTTAAAAGACATTATCAAGGCAACCGGACTCGAGTTTTCGGTAACTGGGAAAGTCGTTCGGATCTTGAAAAAAGTCGGGACTGATCTTTCGACCGTGGTCCGGAAGAATTTCAACATGAACGAACTCATGATCGAAAAGAATATCAATGGCTTCATCACGTATAAACGCGGTTTAGGGATGTGGAAAGATGAAAATGACCATAGCAAAGGCAGATATACCGCGTCGTTCACAAGCCCACTAGCGGAAGTGTACGGAATTATCGAAGGCGAACCGATTGTAGACGAACGATATAAAGATACCGGGAAGTTACAAGAACGCCTTGAATATGAAGTAAATAATTCATATTCTGTTTCCGTCCAATTAGATATGGAAGACTTGACACGAGCCGGCTACAAGTACACACAGCCTCGAGCGGGTGACTATATCATGGCTATTAACGAGACGATTGGATTCCGCGAAAAGATCCGTATTGTATCATACGAGAGCAGTTATGACGTGACGGGCCGGTTGATAAAACATAAAGTCACTTGTAACGATGTCGGCACAGTCCAGAAAGCGATCACGTCGGAAGGCTCGATCATGCGAAGCGTATCAGAGTCTAAAGAGTATGCTGAAGGAGCTCTTGAGGTGGCCACACGAGCGCTTGTTTCCGCGAATGGCAAGAATACTAACTATTACGGTGTTATGAAGCCAAAGGACGAGCCACGAGGGACGTTACATGAAGGCGATCTCTTATACTTAACGGTAGGCGAAGAGACAGAGCTCTATTATTGGAGCGGGTCGGAATGGCTTCCAAAGATTCTCAAAGTCGATACGAAGAAGATCGAAACGTTGATTTCCGAAGCACAGGCAACTACAAGTAAAGCAATTGAGCAAGTTCGCTCGAAAGCTGAAGAAGCCTTGACCAAGGCTGGAACGTTGCCAAATACGGATAGTCTATCGGTCAAAATCAAAGAAGAGATCCTTAAAAGTAAGGATCTAAGCGATAAAATCAACCGGACATTTACCGAGAGCGACAACGGCACGACGATTTACAATAAAATTGCCGGAGAAGTATCGAAAAAATTTGTAACAGTTGATGCGAACGACGCTCGTTATCGTGATTTAACATCGCGGATTGCTTCAACGGACCAAACAACACGAGTATTATCTGAAGATATTGCGAGCGTTAGAGGGAAGACTGAAACAATAACGGCACAAGTCAATACAAAAGTCGGAGAAGTCGATAAAAACTTAAACAAGACAATTATCCAAGTAAATGATCGTTTTGGAGAAGTTAATAATAAAATCAATAAGACGACGATTGACGTCTTAAATGCCCAACAATCTGCTGATAACGCAAATAATCAAGTCGAACTTACGAAACAAAAAGTCTCGGAAGTTAATCAATCAGTCGTACAAGCGAACGGACGAATCGACCAGACCAACAGTGATTTAGCAACCACGAACGCTCAAGTAGAGGCTAACAAGCGTCAAATTGAAGTGCAAGTCACTAATTTCAATGCGGTTAGAGAATCGACCAAACTCTTCGAGCGAATCTTAGGCACGACCGAGGAAGGCGCACCCGATAAGTTGTCGCGACTTGTCATGTCTAGCGAGATTTTCCAAACAGAAGTCGGGAAGTATGTTACAAGTGACAATAATTTAATCGTCAATTCAGAGACGATGGATCAGCACGTTTTAGTTAACGAAAAACGACCCGGTGTCAATGTATCTGTAAATAATGGAGTTTTTACAATTAAAGCACAGGGCACAACGTCTTATAACTGGTCGGGATTCACGCTCCCGATTTACGTTCGCAAAATTTATCGAGGCGAAACATATTCAGTCGGTTTTAAATATCGTATTCGTGGGGCGATCGACTATGACTGTAACGTCATTATTAAAAACCACATCTTGAATCGTGCAGCATTTACAGCTACATTCGCAAGACCAAACAATCCTGTTTCGGACGAATGGAAAGAATATCAAGGGACATTTTACATGTCTTCAGATTTTGAGTTCGGTAAACATAAAAATTTACCTTTTTATGTTTATGTCACAAAAAATGGCTGGATAGAAATAAAAGAAATCATGCTTGTCCGTGGATCTCGTACTGGTCCATACAAACCGAGTCAGTTTGACGACGCTTTTGCTGAAACAAAGGCCCTCGGATCGCAAATGACCTCGAAAATCAGCGAAGTGTCGGGCGCAACGGCAGAAGCGAGAAGAGTGGCCATTGACGCTCAACTAAAAGCGATCGAAGTCGCCGAGCAAGCCAGACAGGCCCAAGCTACAGCGGAAGCCACAAGAACGCAAGTAACACAGCTTGCCGGCTCGTGGGCAGTGCGAAACCTTACTAATAGCGGTGATGTGCTTAACTCTATCAACCTACTCGCTAACGGTACGAACCGGATCGATGGACGGTTGACACGGATCACTGGCCAAACAATCATCGACGAAGCCGTGATTGATTCCGCAAATCTAAAAACTGTTTCAGCAAGTAAAATCTCGGGTGGTATCGCAGATTTTAATAAGATGACCGTTATCAACTTTGATGCTGGGAATATAACTACCGGGGTTCTTAAGGGGATCAATGTTAAAGGTTCAATATTCTCCTCGCTTGATGATTCGTTTTATATTGACACGAAAAAGAACGAATTCTACTTAAACGACCAAACTCTTTTTACTTTTTATAATAAAAGTAAAAATATGTACTCATTTTTGGGGACTGGCAATCGTCTAGGTAGTGATGATGGCGGAGGGTTGATGATTGGTGTCAATTGCGACGATACGCAAATGTATAAAATGCACGGACCATCAAATGGTCGCGATCTATGGACCGCTTCTTCGTACACGTCAACTACGTTAATGCTCGGGGCGGACAAACAGAAAAAGACGGGTACAATTTTAGCTAAAGCCCCCACTGGAATAAATTTTTCTGTCAAACCGAGTGGAGTTGCGTATTCAAAAACGTATATTGAAATCGGGAACACGACGGGCAATTTTTTTGAAAACAAAATAATTGCGACGGCTAATAAAATAGCCCTCACAGCAGATGACAAACTAACATTATATTCTAGCGGAAAGATAATTATTTCTGGTGGAGGTGGATCATCTTTAACGACGGGAGCAATTACAGGAACAAGCGTAAACGCTCAAACATTTACAGGATCGATCGGAAATTTTCAATCACTAAGTACGGGATCGCTTGTAATCAATCGAAAAGATCTTGTTGGCTATTTTAATAATCTTGCGCAATTTGTTGTCGCAATAGCGCGAGAGGCCGGTTGGAAAAATATCGGAGACTATCGGATTTAAAGAAAGGAAAAACGAATGGATCAAACAACAGAGGATAAAATCATGAATGAATTATCAATCCAAATCGCACAATTAAGCTATGATAAGGCACGTCTTAAAGTGTTGTATGCAGAAGCTATCGAAGAATTGACACATTTAAAATCGGTTCTTGAGCATGACAAGGATTTAAATGATCTATTTAACGAAACGGAAGAACGTATGAATCGGCCGATGCCAACGCCTATGTAAAAAAGGAGGGCAGATATGTGATTATTGATTTTTCTGTCATTATTGATAAATTAACGCCCGTTTTGGTCGTGATAATTCCAAGTTATTTTTCATACAGAAGCACTCAAACCTCGAAAGAAGCTGACAAACGTCTTGAGGGTCTATCTAGTAAGATAGACACCCTTGAGAAGTCAGTATCAAACGTGGAAGAAATTGGAAAAGATAACAAAAAGAATTTAACGATCATCGGGAAAGGCTTACAACGGCTTCAACGTTTTCGATTGCAAGAGAATCTGAAGAACGCCCTTAAAAAAGGGCATACTAACCAGCACGAAATAGAAGAGCTTTCCCGGCTTTATGAGAGTTATATTGAACTGGGCGGGAATGGTGCTATTAAAGTGCTGTTTGAACGGTTTTTAGACCTAGAAATTAAAGAGGAAAAATAACATGGATCAAATTACAAGCATTATTACTTCATCAGCTATGAGTATTTTAGTTGTATTGACTGGTATAGTGGTTCAAGCGATTAAAAAATACTTACTCATGCGAGGAGGCAAGAAAGCAATTGAGATCGTCGAGATCTTGGCAAAGAACGCTGTCAACGCTACAGAGCAAGTTGCTGATAAGTTGGATATCCACGGAAAAGACAAGTTAGAACACGCTAAAACTAGCTTGATTGAGGGTCTTGAGTCTCAAAATATCCACTTGACGAACCAAGAGCTTAATACATTTATTGAAGCAGCAGTCAAAAAAGCTAACGACGAATGGAAGAAATAGAGGAATCGAACATGAGTGTACAACAATCTATTGTAAACGGCTTCATTAGTCGTCGTGGACTGATTACCTATTCAATGCTCGGGAGCCGTAACGGTTCAGACGGTACGGGTGACTGTTCGGGTATCATGTCGCAAGTTTTGAAAGAAGCTGGAATCAAGATCATCGGCTTGCCGTCCACGGTAACTCTCGGGCAACAATTGTCACGTAACGGCTTCTATCGTGTGAGCCGTAACCAAGCGTGGGATGCTCAACCGGCCGATATCGTCCTTATGAGCTGGGGCGCTGATATGTCTACTTCTGGCGGTGCTGGTGGCCACGTCGGAGTGATGATTGATAGCGTCAATTTCATTTCTTGCGACTACTCGACACAAGGCGCACCCGGACAAGCTATCAATACCTATCCGTGGAACGAATATTACGGTTGGAATAAACCAGCTTATATCGAGGTCTGGCGATATGCTGACACAGCACCACAGACAAACAACCGAGCGAATACAACTGTACAACCTCAAGATAAGGCTTATTATGAAGCGAATGAGGTCAAGTATGTAAACGGTATGTGGCAAATCAAATGCGACTATCTCGCGCCCGTTGGCTTCGACTGGACCGAGAACGGTATTCCGGTATCAATGGTAAACTGGGTTGATAAAGACGGCAACAACTTGCCAGATGGAGCAGATCAAGACTTTAAATCTGGAATGTATTTCTCATTTGCTGGCGATGAAGTCAATATCACAGACACTGGAGACGGCGGATATTACGGCGGCTACTACTACCGTTTATTCCAATTTGGGCAATTCGGCCCTGTTTGGTTATCTTGCTGGGATAAAGACGATCTAGTCAACTATTATGAGTAAAGGGGTGATTGAATGAATCGATCAAACTGTACAAATTTAAAGCAGTTTGGGGGCGGTCGGGTTGTCAAACAGGGCGACTCGGCTTCCTTTTTTGGGTTTGCAATGTATGATGAGAACTGGGTACCGATTGATCTTGATGGCCGGGAAGCTACAATTCACTTTGTGAGCAAAAAAGGCAAAGCGTCGTTTAGCGCGACTGTCCAAGGCTCAAAAGTATTGTTTAAGATTCCCAAAGTACTACCGGTCGAGAGCTATCTTGTCGAGGTTGAGTGCGACGGGTACGTATTCCCAAGCGATCAGAGCGTCCGAGTTGACGTGATTCAATCCGCGGAAGAATACCAACCGACCGAAATGGTTGAGCTGGGCAAGGTCAGCTTACGCGATGAGATCGCAAACTATCTTGCCGGCCAAACTGTACAAGCATACAATGACGGGCCACTAGTCGCACGGATTGAAGCCCTCGAAGCACGACCACAAGCTACAGCGGTCGATCTTGGCCCGTTAGAAAGTCGAGTACAATCGTTGGCCCTATCGGTCCAATCCTTGGAAAATAAACCAGCTCCGACAGCACCAGCGGTTGACTTGAGCCCTTATCTAACGTCAGAAATGGCCTATCAGACGTTTCCGACTTATGCCACATTGCAAGCGCAGATGACTAACAATATCAAGGATAAACATCTTGAATTAGGCCTTGATGCTCTGATTGATACTAAACTTCAAAATGGTAGTGATCCGTTTTTAACCTTGAGTAAAGTTAGAGAAGAATTAACAGGCTTGATTTCCAGAATTGAAGCCTTGGAAAATAAAAATCAATAAATGTTACCCCTCCTTTTTGGAGGGGCTTTTTTGCGTTTATAACGGCAATTTTGGGGATTGTCTATTATAACGGACAAAATAAAAAAGCCCTCGGGCTCGTTTTCTCAATTGTGCGGGCAATGAATACGAAAATGAATACGTCTTTTTTTAATTATCGAAAAATGACGAAAACGATATTTTGATAAAATACGCGCTTTTCAAACGTTCGAGAACGTATGAAGATTTGATGGCAACCATAGATAGTTTTTGGTATAAACAAGTCAACCTTACAACCGCAAGGGTTTGAGTAGGTTGAATACGAGATTGACTACGACATAAAATTTACGAATTTTTCAACCACGTTGTACCGTTGATTGTCGTTT